CCAACCTTTCCTTCAGTAGTACGATAACAGCGGATAGAAATATCCCTATCACCATGCTCTGAAACAAAATGGTCTGGTAATAACATAAAGTTGGAAGTTAAATAGAATCCAAGCGTTGTCTTGCGGGTGTCAGAAACAACTCCAACTAAGTTTGTCCGCATGACTTGTGCGAGGTTCTCAGCAGTTGTTGTTTTTGAGGGTTCAGACATAGGAAGAGGTACAATTTCAGCACTTAACCAGGGATTGACCCTATCATTGCGTTCTTTAACTTCTTCATATGAATCCGGGTTGAGTCCAGTTTGCATGTCAAGATTCCTATTGTACCGTGCACGCATGGCCATCAAAATGACGCCAATTGCACCTAATCCAATAATAGCATATTTGAATTGCCACTGCTGTGTATAAGTACGAACAACATCCTTTAATTCCAGAATTCGATCACGGACCATAATCTGGTATGTTTGGATAGTTGTACAAGTAAAAAGATACATACTAAACAAAGCAAGTAACAACCATAAAATGCTTAAAGCAGGATACGATAACATTAAGGTAAACATAACAATAGCAAGTAGGCAGTTTCCAGAGAATAAACTCTGCCTCAGGTCTTCACGCCAAAAGATAAGTCCAAACTTCAAAATACGGGGATGGCAGATAATACGTTCTGGGAGAAGATCAAATCTTTCCCACCAGGAACAAATAGTACTAGCTGCTAAAACAGTAGAAGTCTGAGCTTGTTCATAATAGCGCTGAATAGCCTGAGCTCGTCGATGAAAGTAGTTGCATGAAAATCTTTCCATGAACGACCCAAATTTGCCTGAGTGTGGTTCAAGTACTTCACACTCTTTCTTTTCTTCTTCAACTGGTGCACATCCACAATAAAGTAATCCACATCTGGTACATTTATCGGGCACTTTTTCTTGGTTGGCTATAAGTTGACCTTCCGCAGTAAAATGCTTTTTGGATGTAATTTGCACCCACCTCAAGTACTCAAAAATAGAAACGTTCTTGAGAAGTTTTCCTTCAAATCTCTCTGGCGTCATAGCATCGAGATTGACACTTTTCTTGTTTTGAGCAGTGTAGCTACGTACAGTTAAATTCCAAACGTCTGGGCAAGGAGTGGGGCCATATTTAGCCTCAATCTTATGCTTAGACAAAATACCTTTCTCACAAAATTCTTTCTTTGGAACAACTTTAACGTGATACATACGTCGAAGAATAGATTCAGGTTCATTAGAATATTTCGCAGCATTAAGATGTTCAACATTAGTAGAAACAATACAAAAGTACGGGTTTAAAGAAACCTTTCCTTTCAAAAATACATCAGCCATAGGAGCTAAGTACTTAATATTGTTAATGACTTGAATCAAACGGTAAGCTGGGGAAAAATCCATGAAATCTTCTTTGGTGTTGGCAAAGTCATCAAAAATGATAGCATTGATGTGTGAACGAACAGATGATGCATATTTATCATTATCCGCCCATACAGCAATACGATCTTTGTCGGCACTCAAGTCGTTGTAAATGAGACCTGCATTTACCGTTAAATTGGTAATGGTTGATTTCCCACATCCTGATTGCCCAAAAAGACAAACAGCAAAGGGAGCAATACGCAGACCTCCTCGTGTTCGCAATTGAATGAACTCAGTTTCAAATCCCCTAAGCTTATCTAAACGATCACCAACGTACTTTCTTTCGAAGACCTGGGAGCGTTTGATAAATTTAAGAAGATTATCACCAAATTCAATCGCTTTCTTGAGTTGGTTTTCATATTCATTGTCGTCAATTTCAGTATACTCTCGTAAGTTTCCAGCCAAGGCATATCCATGCCAAGACCGAATATTGTTATATTGAGTATCAAATTCCGAAATCTTGTCATCCTCCATAAAGAAGGCTGAGACGTCACCAGTATGATAAACTCTCCAT